GAAGGAAAACGGCTTCGTGGTCGGCCTCACATACCCTCCGAGCAGCGGCCTTTGGCATCCGTGGTGCGATGATGACGGCAATTACGACAACGCGCCTGACGACTATCCGGAGCCAGTGGAGCAGGTGTGCGAGCAGTGGGGGGCGACCGTCAATTACCGCGATGCCGCCTTCATCGCCTCCGCCCGCACCGCGATGCCCGCCCTGCTGAACTACTGCCGAGGGCTAGAGGATGCCCTGGCCGCCCAGGTGGACGCTACGGCGGGTCTTCTGTGCGCTCTGATGAACGAGGGCCACACGGAGCACTGCGCAAAGCGCCTGGCCTGGGGCGATGGCGAGTGCGAATGCGGAGGGCTGGAGCGATGATCCGCGCCCTATACGCCTGCTGCTACCTGCTGGCCTGGACCGGCCTCGCCCTGGTGGTGAGGTGGAGGGAAGAACGAAGAGAGAGGAGGGAGAATGTCTGACCCCCGCCATCTGCTGCTGGTGCCCACGGAGAGGGGGGCGGGCTGCTGTGGGAGGGGCCTGCAGGAGCGAGGCCTCCAGCGGTGCGCTTGCACGAGGAGGAATGGGTGAACGCGTACAGCGGCGCGGCATATTCGCGACGGAATCTGCTGGGGCTCAGGCTCGGCGTCGCCATCCCCCTCGTCTATGACGGCGAGATCGTCCCCGAAGGATGCGACCGCGCCGCACGGTGCTACGGCATGCGCCTGGCTCGGTCCTACGACCCGGCACATGTGCGCCAGATAGCCGCCCTGTGCGTCCGGGATGGCCTCGCCGAGGCCTGCTGCAGAGCGGCCATCGCCCGCGGAAGGTGGGGGCCATGACCGAGGCGCTGGCGCCGGGACGAGAAAGCGTGCATTCTACCAAGACCGGAGACCATCATGAACAACACGCTGCCCCCGCTGCCCGACATGGGCGTCTGCAAGCAGTGCGGCACCACGTTCCTCAACAGCGAGCACGCGCCCTTCTGCTCGCAGGCCTGCTGGGACGAGGTCTCGCTTTTGCCCATCTACTCACCCCTGGAGGAGAGCAAGCGCGCGGGCCGTCGCTACGCCGCGAGGCTCGAGCATCAGACGCTCGGCAGCGTGGGGATCAACTGGTGGCCGGCCGCCACAAATCCGCGCCAGGCGATCGTCGAGCTGCTGGCCCAGCTCAAGCTGCTTCCCGGCCCGATCGCTGACGGCCTGGTTCCCGTGCTTTGGCAGGGGCTGCACCAGATCATGTATGAGGGGCTCAAGAGGGAGGCGGAGAAGGGTGATGGCCGACATCCTGACTGCCGGGAGGGTGGCTGACCGTGGGACGCCCCTCGAAACTGACGCCGGAGACCCAGGCCCGCATCGTCGAGGCTTTGGAGAAGGGCGCCACCTACGACACGGCGGCTCAGATCGCTGGCATCTGCGAGAAGACGTTTTACACCTGGTGCAACAAGGGGGCCCAGCAAAAAACGGGCAGGTACGCACAGTTTCTCCAGGCAGTAAAAGGCGCGCGGGGCTCCTTCAAGGAAGTCGTCCATAGTGCGCTTTATACGCTGATTCAGGAGGGGGACAGGGGCGCCGTGTTCTTTGCCGCCGAGAGGATGTGCGGATTTCAGAAGGATGGCGCTAGGGAGGGCGCGCTGCCTACCGGGGGACAGGCCGGCGGAGCCAGGCCCAACCTTGCCACGAAGGCTGGACGCGAGGCCGCTGTCAGGAACCTGCAAGAGCTCCCGCCCTCGATGCTGCGTGAGGCGCTGCGCAGGGCTAAGGGCGGCGAGGAAGCGGAGGGCGACGCGTGACCTCCAGAACCGCCCGCAGGATGGAGGCCATCGACCTCGGCGCCCAGATGCGAGGCGATCCGCTGTTCCGGTACTGGCACCACGACGCGGGCTTCGGGGGCGCCTCTCCCATCCAGGCTCGCTTCCACCGCCGGCAGGACCGCAAGCGCGGCTGCATCTGGTTCAACCAGGCGGGCAAGAGCAGGGGCGGGGCGGCCGAGGCTTGGGCGCACGCCCTTGGAAGCCATCCCTGGCGCGAGGTCCCCGAGGCGCCCAACGAAGGCTGGATCCTGGCATCGGATCTCAAGAGCGGCTGGCCCACGCTCTCCAGGAAGCTGCGTGAGGTGGAACCACCGGGCGCCGTGGACGAAAAGTGCCGGTTCGACGAGTCCCGCGGCTACATGTACCTCGGTCAGCAGGTCCTGAAGCTGGCGAACGGCAGCGTGATGCGCGGCAAGGGCAGCGACCAGCAACCCATCGCCCTGGAGTCCGGGACCATCCACTGGGCCTGGGTGGACGAGCCGCCCAAGGAGCCCCACTACAACGCCCTCCTGCAGCGCCTGTCGGTCCACGTGGGCCCGCTGTGGCTGACCCTGACGCCCATCGGCAGGCCTTGCAGGTGGCTACAGCTGCGCATCGAGGGCGACCCCGAGAGCCAGGTCCCAGAGGAGTTGGAGGCGGAAGAGCCGGGCTGGTGGGTTCACTACGCCAGCCTTTCGCAGAGCAACGCCCCGCACCGGACCAAGGAGAGCATCCGCGAGCAGAAGGCCTCCACCAGCCGGTTCGACAAGGCGCAGCGGCTCGAGGCGAAGTGGGAGGGCTTCGTGGCCGGACGCTGGCTGGCGGCCTTCCACGAGGGGCACGTCTTCTACGACGAGGAGACCGAGGTGCCCAGGCCTACAGCTGTGGGGCTCTTCTGGGACCACGGTGAACGGCCCGGCTCTCAGGTCTGCTACCTGGCCGTCTACGACGGTTGGCGAGCCTGGGTGCTCGGCGAGTACGTCAACGAGGGCGGCCAGGTCGGGCCGGACATCCACGTGAAGGAGGCCTGCGACCTGCTGGCCAGCTGGAGCCTGCGCCCTACCGATGTGACCGTGGCCTTCGGCGACGTGAACAGCGGCGGCTGGAGCGCCGGCGGCCAGAGCGCCAACGACATGCTGGAGCGAGCCTTCGCCCGCCGCCTGGGCCTGGTCCGGCCGCCCTTCCGAATCCAGCAGCCCCACAAGCCTTCCGGGGCCGTCCGCATCCGGGCCGAGCTGATGAACAACGGCCTCATCAGCGACCGGATCCGCATCCACAGCAGCTGCCGGGCCCTCCAGCAGACATGCAGGTACTGGGAGGGCAAGGATGACGATCTCAAACACGCGTTCGACGCGGTAAGCTATGGCCTGCAGGAATGGCTGTCGGATCTCGGCGAGATTTCCGGTGTGGGCAAATACCAGATAGACATCTGAGGTGAGCATGAGCGACGAAGAAATCAGGCCTGAGCAGGTCGAAATGGAAGCCGCACGGGCTGGGCTCTTGAAGCGCCCAACAAGGCATCTGATCGAACAGCGCGTCCATGAGTGCAGGCTCACGATCCGCAAGAACGAGGCGAAGATGGCGGAACTTCTCGACGAGGCGAAGTTCAGATCCGATGTCATCGCCTCGCAGCGAGAGCAGATCCGCAGGCTGACCGCGACGCTGGATGCGCTGATCGCCATCGAGGCCGCAGAACTGATGCCGGCGTCCAGCCCGAAAGACCACGAAGAGGCGCAAAGAATCAGAAACGGAGGACCGAGATGAAATCAGACGGCACCACCATCTCCAGAGACCTCCTCCGATCCGACAGGCCGCGCCCCGACGCCAAGGAGGAGGCCGAACGCTGGGACGAGACGGATCTCCGGCACCGCATCATGATCGGCCAGTGGAAGGCCGACGCGACCAAGATGTGCGAGAGCTTCTGGGATCCAGAGGTCGCCGCGAACATGAAGAGCGACACGCCGGACATCGGGATCAACCCGGCCAAGCACATCTCCCAGGAGATCAGCGTCGTCTACCATCGCCCGCCGACCGTGGCGGCCGACTCGGACGAGGACGAACTTGCCCTGCTAAACCCGCCGGGCACGTGGGCCCAGTTGGCCGAGCTGAACCGCCTGACCACCATCCTGCAGGAGTGCTTCGTCCGGCTGGACTTCAGCGCCGAGGGCAAGAAGCTCACCTACCGCGTGGTGACCCCGAGCTTCATCGAGGCCTGGGCCTACGACTGGGATCCCTCGATTCCCTGCAAGATCCGCGAGACCAGATGGCGGGACGGCGTCGTGCTGGACGGCGAGTGGACCAGGGAGACCTGGGACGTGACCGAGCCAGACGATCCCAGGTTCACCGTGGAGCGCTGGGTTGACGACGGTGGCAAGGCGGCGGCATGGCAGGAGACCGACGACTACCAGCCCGAGAACGTGCCCGAGGGCGGCTACCCCTACGTGGACAAGGCCGGAAAGGGGATTCTGCCCTACCCGATCTATCACAAGCGGGTCAAGCAGCAGCTGTGGAACTGGCAGGCCGACCCGGAGATCATCGACGGGACGCTGCGTGTGGCGGCCTATGCCACGATGTGGGGGCACGGGTACAGAAACGCAAATTATCGCAACGTCCACGCGGTCGATATGGAGCCCATGAGCATGAAGCTGGACCGGCGCTCCGGGTCCGGCGAGCAGGTGGGCCGCATCGTCTCGGACCCGACCTCCATCACCAGGTGGACCCGGAAGAACCCCGCGGGCGGCTTCTTCGAGATGCAGGCCACGGTCGACCCGCTGCAGGCGCTGCAGGCGCTGCAGATGAAGATCTCCAGCCTGGCCATCTACATGGGCCTGTCCTCGACGGACATCGAGGTGTCCGGCTCGCCCGAGAGCGGCGTGGCGTTGTCCATCCGCAAAGAGGGCAAGCAGGAGCAGCAGCAGCAGCAGATCGAGCCCTACCGCATGGCCGATCAGCGCCGGCTGGCCACTGCGGCCCGGATGCTCAACTCCTACATGGGTACGAACCTGCCCGAGAACCCGGAGGACTACTCGGTCGTCTACGTGCCCATCGCCAAAAGCCCGGCCCAGATCGAGGCCGAGTTGAAGCGCGTTGACGCGATGACGGAGCGCGGCTTGGCCGACGAGATCGACCAGCTGCGCGTCTTCCATCCCGAGATGACGGAGGAGCAGGCAGAGGAGCGCCTCGTCCAGGTAGCCGAGCGCAAGGCCAGGCTCGCAGCCAAGCGCGCGATGATAGAGGCCGAGATGCCGACCAAGCCGCCGCCACCTCCCAGGCCTCCCAAACCCGAGATAGCAACCCAGCCGGTTCCTGGCGTCGAGGTCGACGTCGAAGCGGGGACCGGTGAAACCTCGCTCTGACACCGGAGGACATCATGTCAGACGCCCCAGCGCAGCCCCCCGCCAACCCCCAGCCAGCCCCGCAGCCGCAACCAGCGGTAGCTCCAGCGCCGGCCCCAGCGCCAACCCCCGTCCCGCAGGCGCAACCGCAGCCCCAGCCGTCCAGCGACCTCCGTGTCCCCAAGTCCGACATGGACAAGTGGCGCGAGCGCGCCCAGGCGGCCGAGCAGGAGCGGGACACGCTCCAGCAGCAGGTCACGGAGTTGCAGCCCTGGAAGGTGCGGTTCGCCAAGCTGCACACGCAGACCACCCACGAGGGCGCCATCCGCCAGCTGGTGTCCGACGGCAAGCTGAAGCCGACAGCGGCCAGTCCGTCCGTGCAGCGCAGGTTCCGCCGCGAATACGGCGACTTCTGCGACGACCTCCCGGAAGGTCAGGAGCCGCCGAAGTTCGGCGAGTTCGTGGAAACCCTGAAGGACGATGAGCTCTTCTCGAGCCAGTTCGTGACCGAGGAGCCGGCGCCGGCCGACGGTGCGCAAGCTCCAGAACCTGCGCCCGCTCCGACGCCGGCGCCGGCCACCCGCCAGCCCCCCGGCAACCTGAACCGCGGGACCGCGGCCCAGCCACAGCCGGGTACGGGCCCGAAGTGGACCCAGGAGCGGATTCGGGCCGCCCGCACCCGCTCGGGCGGCATGTCGAGCGCCGAACTCAAGGAAGCCGAGGAGGAGCTTCGGCGAGATGGGTTGATCCGCTGATTTGACAGCCCGCCGCAAGCCGTGTAATGCTGCCTGCACCGCGGATCACCAGCCAGGAAGGCTCACCGGGATTCGGCCGACATCCGAAGTAGAGCCGGAAAAGCTGGAAGGAAGCGGAACATAGCCCATCGGGATCCAGCCGACTTCTGGAGTAGGGCGAGCGAAAACCCCTACCCCAGGAGAGCTGTACGATGGCCGGCGAGACCACTTATGCGAATCTCGAGACCAACGGCGGTCGCGTAGCCGAAGTGCTCGCCGCCAAGGTCCACCAGATCCTCCACGATCCCACGGATCTGCGCAACCTGATGGTGTTCTTCCCCCCCGACTGGGCCGGAAGCGATACCCTGCACATCCCCACGGTCGACCCCGACATCGCCATGGCGGCGGCGACCAACGAGACCACGGGCGGCGGCAGCAACACCGCGCTGACCACGAGCAAGTTCACGCTCACGCCGGCCCGCTACTACGCCAAGATGCAGCCCACCGACAAGGTGGACATCACCGGCGGGACCATCGACCTGGACTTCATGGCGAACCTTCTGGCCACGAACGCCCTGGGTCTGACCATCACGGACCTGCTGGCCGCGCTCTTCTCCAGCGTCTCCGCGTCCATCACCGCCAACAGCGGCGTGGACCTGGACACCGATGACGTGTACGAGGCCCAGTTCAGTCTGAACACCGCCCGCGTGCCCGTCTCGGCCGAGAAGCCGATGAGCATCGTGTTCTGGCAGGAGCACTACAACAACTTCCAGGCTTCTCTGCGCAGCGAGACTGGCGCCGTCCAGTTCAAGGAGGCCACCGCCGCCCAGCTGATGGCCAAGGGCCCCGGCTTCAAGGGCACGTGGAACAACTGGGATCTCTACGACACCGACAGCTCCCCCACGGCCAACGCCGGCGCCGACCGCGTGACCTGCGCCTTCGGTTACGGCGCCTTCGCCTACACCCTGGGCGATGTGCGACGCCTGCAGCGCGCGCTCTCAGCGGCCACCCTCTGGATGCTGCTGCCTGAGATGTACGTGGAGCTCGACCGCGACGCCGACAACGGCATGACGACCATCTACATCAACAGCTACCCCGCCGTCTCCATCCAGGAGACCGCGCGGGCCATCCAGATAATCCGCGACGCATAGGAGACCGCCATGAAGGGTCAACTGTACTTCGGTTCCCACCGTGAGGAAGGCGGCCTCTACTACGTCGCCGAGGACGAGGCGGTCTTCAAGCTCTCCTCGCCAACCTGGAAGAAGCCAGGGGCGCGCGAGGTGAAGGAGCTTCCCGAGGACGCCAAGCTGGAGCCGGTCGTCGGCTACCAAACCGACGCCGCTCTGATGGCGGCCGTCGAGAAGATCGACGCCAACCACTAGCAGGGCCACTGGCCCGGAGGCACGATGCAACCTGCAGTCCGGAGAATGCAGGGTCCCAGGGTGCCCGAGACGGTCTCAGAGCCGGACTCGGGACTGCCCTTGCAGCCCAACGCCAAATTCGTGCTGATCCACTACCCGCGCCTATGGGCGTGGGATTCGAGAGTGGACAGCGACAACCACTGGATCCCCCAGCCGGCACAGGTGCCAGCCATCCCAGGCGCCAACGGCATCAAGGAGCCGCCCAAGGGGCAGCCCGTCAACATCGCGCCCGCCCTGGCCGGCCATGAGGCGAGCGGCGCGACCATCATCTACCCGGCCGATCGGCGGCTTGGGCCCTGGTACAAGTACGCCCGCTTCTACCCCACGAAGGCGCTGACCAAGAGCGGCCAGCCCGGCAAGTTCTGGGTGTTCCTCGGCCAGGAGGCGGAGATCCTGCCGCCCGCCGAGAGCCCCGTCGATGTGATGTGGGACGACGAGTCCGCGCAGAGCAGCTGGCTCGGCTTCTGCGTCCACGTCCGGGACGAAGGCATCGTCCAGTCCATGACCAGCGGCGTCTACCGCGACATCGTGGGCAAGCTGCGCCAACGCAGAAACCAGATCGCCTCACGCGCCGGGCAAAACCCGCACTTCGAAGCGAAGGTCAAGGTCATCGACGAGCGCCTGGCCGGCATGGAGCGCGATTTCCTCGCCTGGCGCCAGGAGCTCGCAGCTGACGGTCATGTCGAAGACACGGGCGAGAGCCTGTCCCTTCGCCCGCGCGCGGCCACCGACGACTCCGAGATCACCCGGGAAGACGTGCAGAACCCGGAGCAGGCGCCCGCTCCGAAGCGGCGCAAGAAGGGGGCCAAGAAATGACCCCCGACCGTTTCACCACCAGCGGCGAGAAGCCCGGATTCCGGGAAGCTCGAGACCGTATGACCCGCCAGCTCGTCGAGGCTGGCAACAGACCGGACTACGCCCACCGGAAAGCCACGGAGGCCGCGCGCCGAGTGGATCGAAAGGAGGGCGACAAGGTCTGACAACCACCATGGCTGAGGGCTCGCCCTCTGCTCAACGGAGCTGCCAAGATGTCAGATGCGAATCCCAACAGAATCCGCGGCGCCCATGCTTTCCGGCTGATCTACTTCTGGGACGACTCTCCTGAGGCCCAGGAAGCAATCACCGATGGCACCAGTCCGTACGTGCTGAACGGGGCATGGGGAGGCGCGTTCACGTTCACCGGCACGGACATCAACCTGGACCCCACCGGGACGTTCGACCTGGACATGGACAACGGCCAGGCCTTCTCCATCGACATCGACGGCGCGGCCAGCAACATCTCGCTGGCGACCGACGGCGCGGCCCAGGACCTCACCGTCGCGGTCACCGGGGCTACCGACTCCTCGCTGGTGCTGTCTTCGGCGGGCACCGGGGCAGACGCCCTGCAGATCACGGCGAGCGCAGGCGGGATCGATATCTCCTCGGCGGCGCAGCTCGACTTGGTCTCCGCAGCTGAAGCGTGTGGATGGACCCACACAGCCGATGGGGCGGGTGACGATCTCACCATCGCCGTGGCCGGCGCGACGGATTCTTCGCTCATCCTGTCGAGCACGGGAACTGGTGCCGATGCGCTCCAGATCACGGCGTCCGCGGGCGGAATCGACATCACGTCCGCGGCTCAGCTGGACCTCGTGTCCGCGAACGAAGCTTGCGGCTGGACCCATACGGCAGACGGCGCAGCCGACGACTTGACCATCCAGGTCGCCGGGGCCTTCGATGCTTCTCTGGTGCTGGCGAGCGCCGGAACGGGATCCGACGCCCTGCAGCTGACGGCCAGCGCAGGTGGGATCGATATCACCGCTGCAACGGATGTCGCGCTTGGCTCCCGCACCACAACGACGGATGGGGTCGCTGACGGAACCGCTCGCGTCATTGGCGGCCGCGCCTATTCCTCGGTGGCTGACTCGACCACGGTCACCAACATCGCCGTGCCCACCCTGGCGGATACGACCTACACCATCCCAGCCGATACGCTCAAGTCCGGCTCGGTGTTGGAAATCTTCGCCGTCTGTCGGACCATCGCAGTCAATGGCGCGGACACCATCCAGTATACCCTCCAGATCACGGATTCCGGTGGAGCGAACGTATTGGTCGCGTCGACCGCCATCAACGTGGGCGCCAACAACAGGGTCCTGCTGCACGGAAAGATGACTTTCCGCGAAGCCCCTGACGCGGCAGTCGGCGGCTCCGGCTACTTCGTGTCGGAGGATCTGTCAGGCGGCGCGCCCACTGCTGGTCCGGCCGCTGGCGCGGTCGTCACCTACGACACCGCCAATGCCGCAGGCCTCATCGCGCAAGTGCTCGTCACGCACAGCGCGCAGAACGCTGGCAATCAGTCTGTGGTCGAGTCCATGTATGTGGACATCATCTGATGACTTCCCGGAATCCTCCGGGCCCCTCCCGGCCCCTCCTTCGTATGCCTCGCATGGGGCCGGAAAGGGGCTCACACCACAGCCCACGAAGGAGCTGACATGAGCGAGAAAGACGCCAGAGCGAAACTGAAGGCCAGACTCAAGGAGCGCAGGAAGGATCTCGCCGGACTCACGCAGGCCAGGACGCAGGCCGAACAGCAGCTCACCAACCTGAAGGCCCGGCACACGCTGATCCTCGGCGCGGTCCAGCAGCTCGAGGAAGCGGTCCAGATGCTCTCCGAGGACGGGCCTGCTGCCGAGCCCGAACCTGAAACGCCGCAGCTCGAAGAAGTCCATAGCGAGAGGAGCGCATGGCTGTAGCCACCCGATACACGGTCGGTCCGCCGCGGCCCACGCTCATCGAGCACGGCCAGGACACCACCGTGTGGGTGGCCCTCGAGTACGACGGATCTCCGGCCTCGGTCTCGTCGGCCACCTACACCCTGGTGTCCGCGGCAGGCGAGACCATCATAGACGCGCAGGCGGCGACCGTCTCCGGTGGAACGATCTCCTACGACGTGCAGGGCACGGACACGGAGGACGAGCAGAAGGGCGACAGGTGGCGCGAGATCTGGATCGTGACCTTCGACGGCGGCCAGGTCTCCAGGTACCGCCGAGAGGTGCAGGTCACCTCGTTCCTCTACGCCTCCACGGTGGGCCAGACCACTCTGGAGGCCCGGCACCACTTCCTCGGCGAGGCCGAGTTCCTGCCCGACGGCCTCAACAGCTACCAGAAGTGGATCGACCAGGCCACGGAGAAGGTTCAGCGCGCGCTGCTGCGAGACGGCCGCTATCCTGACCGGGTGGTGAACGTCTGGGAGCTGCACGACCTCGAGTTGGCCTGGGCGCTGCATCTCATCTTCAACGACGACAAGACCTTCGTGTCGGCCGATGATCGCTGGTCCGAGCTGGCCGCCGACTACAAAGAAGAGGCCGAGGGTGTTCGGCTGGTCTTCCAGTACGATACCGACGACGACGGCGACATCGACACCACGACCGCAGGGGTGGCTACCGTCTTCCTGGGAGGGGGCGGCGCATGAGCAACCGCACCGAGGAAGAGATCCGCCGCGGCGTCTTCGACATCTTGAAGGAGACCGCCGATTTCCGGCCGTCGCCGACCATCGCCGGCGGGGCGCGCACCCCTGACAGGATCATCCACCGGTCCTTCCTGGCCCGCTGGACTGGCGCAGTCCCGGACCCGGCCGGCTATCGCGATCAGTCGGTGGAACGCGTCCGCGGCAGGCTGCTCGTGGAGCTCTTCCACAAGATCAAGCCGAACATCGACCCGAAGCACGAGGCCGCGGACATCCAGACCCAGGACGCCGCGCTCGTGCGCCGCCTGCTGCTGTCCGATAACAATGAGCTCTTCGAGGGCGTCCGCTTCCGATGGACAGCCAACGACTACACCATCGAGGGGCGGGGAAACTACCAGAAGGCTGCGATCAGTTTCGACGTGACCTTTGACTTCTACTTGGGAGGAGGCCGATAATGCCCGAATCCACCGTAGTCCGTACCAAGCGTGATGGGCAGATCGCCTATCTGGATGCTGGCGGCGTGAACAGCTACACCGTCGCATACGAGACAGGGGACTTCTCTCTGGATGTGCCCGACACCGCGATCAGTCTCTACCTGGATCGTGGCGTTATCGGCACGACCCCGAGCATCCGCAAGGGCGACGAGGGGCCCATGACCTTCTCCCACACCGCGTACTTGCGCGATGTGGCGGATCCTGCGGCCGCACACGCAACCCTCCTGGATGTCTGCCACCAGTACGCCGGGGCGTATGTGATCGCGAACTGGACGAGCACCATCGGCAACTCGTCGGACGTGGT